TAGTGTAGCACCAAATATAGGTGTACTAAATAAATTATTTCTATTAGGCGTACCTTGAATTCTATTTATTATGTCTGTAGTGACTTCTGATTTTGCTATCGTAGCCAAGTTCTGACCTTTGAACGAATTGTATGTTGTGCCGGCATTTCTAGCTGCACTCAAAATATCCCCTGATACTAAACTTCTAATAGTTCCACCTACACCATCAACTAATCCACCTTGACCTAGAATTGTTCTATTAGAGCCGGGCTTAGTTATAGGACTTAATCTTCTATCATAGTTTGCTTCATTAGCGAAACCTATGACTAGGTTATCAGGAGTCTGCCCATCTAATGCGCCTGTATTATAAACAACAGTTTCATAATCTAATGCCATGCTGTTTTCCATAATACCTCCGCCATCACCATAGTTATATGTATCATGGTTAAAGCGGGTAATTATTGGATTAATCAATGTATATGCTATAAAATTATGCTGATTAAATCCAAAAACAGTAATGTTTTTAAAGAAGGGTAATTTAGTAGAAGTACCAGTAGAACTACTCTCACCTATATAACCCCAATCATTATTCAAAATTTCATTTGAATAAGTGTTTCTATAATTATAGTCAGCCAATGTAGGTGACCCTTGACCATTAACTACACTTTGATTACTAGGTTGTCCTGCACCTCTGTTACCTGTAAATACTACATTAGGTTTAGATGCATCTCTGAAATAATAAGTGAAATAATTATACCACATTCCATTGATCATGTTTCCATTATCATCATGAAAACTGATATCAACCGGATCGTATTTTACTTTGGTATAAACTATTCTTTTACGATTATATTGATTTAGTACAGGTGCTTCGAATGAAAAGCCAGGTAATTTTACACTTTTTACTGCTAATCCAAAATTATTACCTGTGCTTAGTCCTGCTCCGTATGCGTCTGTGTTTATATCAAAATAAACATGAAACAAAAATTTGAATTTAGGAGCGTATTGGTACCCGTTAGTTCTAAATGTTTTAGAAGCGTGTGTGTAATCTCTTAAATAATCGCTGCCGAAGAACTCTCCGGCAGCATTATTAATTTGGTTATTGAACCATCCCATAAATTATTGGTTAATTGAACTACCTATACCAGTAACTGATGTTCCACCATATGCTCGACCTACATTTGTACCTACACCAGAAGCTAATGGTGCTTGAATTGCATTATCATATCTTATTGACAATGCCACTGTTACGGGTTCGCTTGTTGCATAGTTCAATGTGTTATAGTTTACTGATGCTAAAAAGCATCCATATAGTTCCCAAGTTTCTAATACTTGTGGTGCGGCTGCACCGTTACCACCGTCAAGAAATTCAATATTAGTTTGGAATTTATAAACTTGTCCTGTTGCAGCACAAGCTAGTTCAACAAAGTCCATTTGCTTCTGAATTTGCTGTCCAACTAATTTTGCTATGCTACCTGATGCATCATCACGAATATTAATTGACATTGCTGCCCATGTATGTTTACCTGACAAATAAATTGTAGAGTTATATACAGGTAATGATACTTCTGCGAAAGTCACGCTAGGGCGTGAACAGTCAATAACTTGTTTTGTTAGTTCAACTGAATTTGCCTCTACACCAAAGTTTAAGAAATTTACTCTGAAACGAAACTGTAGTTTAGGCATCAATAAGCCTTGGCTTCCGCCTGCGTTATCAGACGCTACGGTCATATTGAACAATGATTGTGAGGCTGTTGCCATTTTAAAATCTCCTATTATTTCTATTTATCATTCTTAAATAAGGGGGAAATCCCCCTTATATTAAGCTGCTAATTCACCTGTATTTAGAACACGAACTGGTATGTAAATGAATTCAGCAGCTTTCACTGGCTCAATCGCTACATCAACCCAAAGTTCATTTCTATCTATTCTAGCAGGTGTGTTATTTTGTTCATCACACTGTACTAGGTAGTCATAGATACCTCGTTTTGCAACTAAATCAATCATTAGAGTTTGTATTACACCTGCAATTTGATTTCGTGTTAGTGCATCATTTGGTTCAAACACGAATGGTCTTGCAGCTAAAGTCAACTGTCGACGGATATATGCTATTAGTCTTGCGACATTTGTTCTATCTAGGGCGCTTTGTGAATTAAAGCTTGTCTTGTTGCCATAGTTTAGTAATCCAACACCTGTGAAGAATACTAATGGATTAATGAAATTGATATACAGTGTATCACGAATTCCTATACGAGTTTTTATAGTTATAAATTCACCTGTAGTCCTATTCAAATATCCAATGTTAGTTGCATTGTCAATAATACCTCTACGAGTACCTGCTGCCGCTAACCAAGGATAAGCAATAGTATCATTGCGTAAGAATGTGCGTAACATCATGTGTGATGCAGGAACAGCAACTAGGTTACCATTTAGATCAGGTGTTATACCACTTGGGTAGAACAAGCCCATATATGTGCTACGAGTTACTAGACCTTCTTCACCTGTTGAAGTTGCACCTGCTGCGTTATTAGCCCAAGCTTGAATTGCTGTAGCATCGTCAGGTAGACCCATTGGTGTATCACCTATGATATAAGCTGTTTCACCGCGATCTGCATTCAATACAATCATATTAGGTTGCAGTTCTGGGTAATTAGGTGTTGCCATCAAGTTAAAGAAATTATCTTCATCTCTGATATCAGTGTTTGTGTCAATTGATTGACGCATTGACTGAACAACCATATTGCGTTGTGCTTTACGACCCATATAAGGAGCACCATTACTTTGTAATCCACTTACACTTACCCAAGCATCCTTCTGAGAAGGTAGTGATTCTCCAGGGAAATTAGTTCCGCTAAAGTAATTGACTCTGAATTGTTTTACATTATAACCTGAACGGCGTGTATTAAACAATAGCATACCTGTAGGATATAGTGCTGCACTTGGTGCATCTAAATCCAAATAATTGCTAGTCAACAAACTTGTGATTGTTGGTATAGGATCATCTACTGGGCTTGTTGTTCCATTAGTTGCCCATCGTGCATCAGCAAACAATACTCCATTTGAACTTACTTGATCTGTGTTATTGATTAGAACCCATAAATCTTCGCCTTCTACACTTTCCCAACGGCGAATTATAGGATAATTTTCTAAATCGCTAGTGTCTATCCATAGATCACCATAAACTAATGCTGTACTATCACTTTGTAGTGTTGGTGCTGTAGCACTGATAATTGGACCATTAGGATCAGTAGCATTTGAACCTGAAGGTGAAGGGAAACCAGTAGAATCATAGTTTTGATTACTATATCCTTTCCAAGCACCATTGTAGTTTACCATTATATCCACTTGATCTACTACACTGTAGAACCAATTTGTACCGTTAATTGGGGCTTGTGCAGGTTGCCCTTCATTAGCAGTATATGTAAATTCTACCCAGTTACTTAATTGTGTGGTATAATCACTTACTGCTGTACCTGATATATAAGTTACTTTAGTTACTACGCCTGTATTAACTGCGGTTACCTTTACTATTAAATCATTTCCTGGAGTTGTACCTCCTAAACTTGCACCCGAAATAGTGATCGTATTTCCCACAGTATATCCAGACCCACCTGATACGGGTGCAGCAGCTACTGAATATTCTTCATATCCAACTGAAACACTTATTACTGCTCCAGTACCGCCACCTGATGATGAGGTTTGCGCTGCTGAGTATGTAATTTCATTAGATGGACCATACTTACATCCTATTGTAGTTCCTACTTCAAATCCTGCAGTTGATAATAATCCGTTTGAAATACCTGTTATAGGATTATAATCATTTAATACAATTTCACCACCTTGATTATGTACTAATTGTAACGCACCACTTGTTGTAACTAATGCTGTTGTATTAGGAATATTTGCGGCTGACCAGCGTGTTACAAAATTTGTAGCTGTATCATTATCATTTATTGTTACAGTGTACCAAGATGATAGTGATGCACTTCCAGGTGAACTAACTTTAACACGCAATGTATATGGTCCTGAAGAAAATACAGGGTTTGTAACTGAACCTGTAACTACTGTAGGACCTGTAACACTACGCTCCCACAAATATACTGGTGTTAGTCCTGAACCATCAAAATTATATTGAGCATAGATACTACCTGCAGGAATAGCTTTTCCACCAGTTGCATCCAATCCCTCTGTTGCTGCCCAATCGGCTGTAGATAATGTTACTGTTTTTGTAGACCAAGATGCGGTTGCAGTTTGATATTTTGCTACTACAGGAGCTAAACCTAATCCTGCTGCACCAACCTTTACCCATATTGATCCTGTAGGACGAGGATTAGTTTGACTACTTGTCCATAATGGCATTTGAGCAGCAGTACCATAAAAGAATGCAGGTTGTAGATATTCTCCTACTTCAATTCCCAAGCTAGTAAGAACAGAACCTGTACCTGAAACTACTTCAATGTAGTTACTATCACTTTGACCTTGCTGTTTTGAATATATTGCTAGTTTGCCGTCAACTACTTCTGCTGATAAATCATACCAGCCTAAAGAATTTATTGCTGCTGCAACACCAGCGACTGTATTATTAGGTGATACAGGAACTGTAATAGTTGTGGTAAAATCTCCACCTAAACCTAAAACAAAACTGTCTCCCGCTGATAATGATGGATTACTTGAAGTTGCTTGAATAGTAGGCCAATCAGCCTTCCAAGATCCTGAACCTAACGCTACCCATATATTGTCTGTAGTTTTATAAAAATATTGTGCAGCATCACTGGGAGCAGTAGTAATTTGTATTGCATTTACGGCATACTCACCTATATTACCTATGCTTGACAATGGTACTCCTGCTGATAGTTGATCTGCATCTGTAATTACTATAGGTAACTGTTGTGTGAATCTACCTGTTGTTGCGTTAAATTCAAAGATACCCCAAGTACTGTCAGTAGTATTTAACCAGTATGCACCATCATCAGGTGCACCTGTAGGACGACCTGTTTGACCTACTAAGCTAGCCAAATCTACATCAGCACGAAGAACATAACAACGATTTGTTGCGCCTAGTAATGAGTACGCTGCTAGTAAACCATATTCGTTTAGTTCATAACCTTGAATAGGTGTACCATTAGTTGTCGTATAGAAGAAAGGTGTACCATACAAATTAACCAAATCGCGTTGACTAGTTACTAAGAATAATTTATTAGCATTTGCTACTGTTGTAGCTTGTGCCACGCCTGTACCAGAAGCATTTGCTTTGTTTTGCGCTGTTGCTAAAAGTACAAACGGTACTGAATTAGTTGGGGCAGGTAAGTATTGACTTTGGTCATTAATCGTTACTTCTACGCCGGGTGATGTTAAAGCCATTTTATATTTCCTTTATTTGTAAAATTTTGAGGTTTACCGCCTAAATTTATAAAGTATTTAGCTAATTCCTATAAAAATAGCTACTTAGCCTGCCTTCGAAGGTGGAAAGTAATAAATATGTATATGAGACCAATATGCGAAACATGCAATAAAAATTTGCGTTCTATAAATTATATACGCAATGACATAACCCACTATAGAAGTCAGTGTGATGAGTGTCGTAGACAAAGGGCAAAGCTTCCTCCCAGGAAGCCTAATTGGGTGCGTAGCGGCTACAAGAAAAAATCCGCATGTGATTTATGCGGATTTAAAAGTACTTACACTTCACAAATCACCATCTTTCATATCGATGGCAATTTAGAAAATATTGATCTTGTGAATCTTAGAAGTATATGTTTAAATTGCGTAGAGATAGTTAAGAAGAAGCAAGTAACTTGGCGTCGGGGAGACTTGACAGTTGACCATTAACATATATAATTTTTTCAATCTTATTGTGTAGATCAACCAGTGTACCATTGTTATCAACCACATAGTCATACGCTAGACCTACACTGCTATATTCACTAGCATGAATTCCCGATTTCTGTAAACGGTCTCTACTTAAAGCCCAACCCATGTTATGTGGTCCAGAGTTATAAGAAATAGCATCACTGTACCATTCAGGATCGGGACCGCGTGATACTCTAACAGTAACTCCACCTGCATTTTTAATAGCATCTAGCTCATTGATAAATCTGCAATCAGTGATGACTACATCATTTTTAGTTTGGCGTAGTTGATTTTCTAAACTAGCTACCCAAATACCATTGTGAAAGCCCTGTCTACAAACTTCAGTTCCCCAATATTGAAGAACCCAACGGGGAGTAAGATTGGGCATGTTTAATTTTTTAGCCCACCATTGATCAACTTCTTCTCGCCATTCTCTACTTTCTTTAGTAGTGCCTTCAAGTAGACTGCGATCCCAACCAAAGACCGCTGCTACGGCATCTTTTAGAGATGCAGCAAAGCTTAATTTTTTGAATCCATGCTTAGTAATAAGATATTCTGCAATCGTGTCCTTGCCAGATCCAATCAAACCAGTGATACCTATAATCATGTTGCCCCCTGTGAATATACTTATTATATTACAAAAAGACTACAAAATAAAGTATTTAGGTTATCCTTGATTTTTATAAAAATCTTCAAACAATTGATCTTTTGTTTTGTGGCAATCAGCGCCCTTACTGGAGTTATCAATTTTTGGAATTAATCGTAGATTAGTCCAATGTCCAATTACTTCAGGCGGTATGTCATTTTTAAAGCCCTCAGCTATGCTATAGATATGGTCTAGATGAAGGGTTTTGCTTCTCTGTAACTGATCAGGGTTTATCTTATAGAAATGTTCATACCAATTGCGATTGGTTATTAATTTGACTCTATTATAATATTCTTTAGCTAACGGTCTATCAATACCCGAATAACG